GCCAAAAAATATAAACCGTTATAAGTGATAATTTTTAATTATCGCTTCTATCGGTTAGACAAGCGAAGCGCGTCAGTAAGGGTTTAACCTGAGCCACTACAAGGCGAATCAGCACGCAAATTACTTGATGTAACTGTGCTGACTGACACCTTTAGGTGTCTAGTCAAAAAAACTATAAAAAATACTTGCAAAAAGTATCAAAAAAAACTATAATAAATACATACAAAAGAGGAGTCAAATAATGGTTAAAATTGGTCAATGGATAATCGATACAGATTCAGTTATGATAGCAGCTGTAGCAGTAACCAGACTGGAGAAAAAATATTCAGTTCGTAAAGGTACCATCAAGGTACAAGGTATAGATGTTACCTGGTGGACAAATACATTAGAAAACGAAAAAGAGGCACTCGAAAATGAAACGATACAAGATGAGTAAAAAAGGCTCAAAACGTAAATTCAGAAAAGGTTCAAAAATAAATAAAATGAATTTAAAACCACGTCCGATGCGTGGCGGAACAAGATTATGATATGGCTTGCTTCCATCCGCTTACAGCATATAAAAACTTACACGGTCAAATAACATTTACAGATAAATTCGGAGGTGATTCTTTAACACTACCATGTGGACAATGTATCGGGTGCAGATTGGAACGATCAAGACAGTGGGCAATGCGATGTGTACATGAAGCATCGATGCATCAGGACAACTGCTTTATAACACTTACATACAATCCCGAAAACTTACCACCAGACGGCTCATTAATAAAAAGCGATTTTCAGAAATTTATAAAACGCTTACGAAAACAAACAGGTAAAAAAATAAGGTATTATCATTGTGGAGAATACGGCGACAACACTAACAGACCTCATTACCATGCAATATTATTCGGATACAACTTCGATGATTGGGTCTATTTATTCGACTCTCCTAGTGGTGAACCTATATACTCAAGCCAGACTCTCGAAAAAATATGGAAAAAAGGATTCGTAACTGTAGGTACTGTTACCTTCGAATCAGCAGGATATGTAGCGAGATATTGCATGAAAAAACTAAACGGCTCACTAAAAGATCAGGTAAACGAAAAAACAGGATTAAAACCTTATGAAAGGTTTAATGATTATACTGGAGAAATTAGCGAAGTCCTCCCCGAGTATTCTACTATGTCTCGTCGCCCTGGCATTGGTTATACTTGGATTAGCACATATACACGAGATGTCTACCCTAAAGACTTTACAACTATTCGCGGCATGCGCCTAGCACCCGCAAAATACTATGATAAATATATACGAGGAATTGACCCACAATTATACGACGACATAAAATCAGGTCGAGAACTATCGGCCTACTTATCTGATGACAATACGCGCGAACGGTTATCAGCTAAAGAAACTGTAAAGAAGGCGCAATTTAATCAACTTAAGCGGAGTCTCTAATGTACAAAAATCTATACGCAATTTATGATACAGTAAGTGAATTATTCAACAATCCATTTACAGACATCAACGATCAAAGCGCAATACGCGCATTTACACAATCAGTAACAGAACAACCACATAAAAACGACTATGTTCTATATCACATAGCGGGCTATGATGATAATTCAGGTATGATTACACAAAATAAAAATCCGGTTAAAATAAAATCAGGAATCGAAATAAATACAGCTACAGTAAGTTCAATAACACCAGAAATGCAAAGGCAAGATTTGGAGAATACTAAATGAAATCAGTAATGACACATAACTTTAGCCAGGCACCAAGTGTACAGGCGCCTAGATCACAATTCGATCGATCACATGGACATAAATTTACAATGGATGCAGGATGGCTAGTCCCCTTTTATTGGGATGATGTACTCCCGGGGGACACGTTTAATGCAAGATTACATGCTTTCGCTCGACTATCAACACCACTATTCCCGATTATGGATAACCTTTTTATCGATACACATTTCTTTTTTGTACCATATCGATTGATCTGGGATAACAGCAAAAAATTCTTTGGTGAACAAACTGATCCAGGTGATTCTATTGATTATCAAATACCTATTTTATCCGGATCACGTGATAGTTTAGGTGATAGTGATTTAACTACAGGAATAAAAAGAACAGGCGCATTATTAAATTATATTGGTGTACCTCATGGAATAAACTCAAGTGATGTAGATGTATCAGCATTACCAACACGCGCATATTCAAGAATATATAATGAGTGGTTTAGAGATCAAAATCTAATTGATTCTGTAACAAGCCCTACCAGTGATGGACCCGATGCTGATAATGCATCAGGTATGGAATTACAAAGACGTGGTAAAAGACACGATTATTTTTGTTCCAGTTTGCCATTTCCGCAGAAAGGTGATGCGGTTGCTTTACCGCTTGGAACGGTAGCACCTGTTGTATCAAGTAGTATTGCTCCGACTTTCACACCATCTGGCGGTGGTACAGATATGGCGTTAATCCGCGATGGCGGAATTGGTGCAACTAATGTATCCTGGACTGTAGGAAATCCAGATACCGGTGCTGATGGTGTTATTTTTGCAACTACAGGTTTAGAAACAGATCTTACTACAGCTACTTCTGCAACTATTAATGATCTTCGAGAAGCATTTCAAATTCAGAAATTATTAGAACGTGACGCATTTGGCGGCACACGTTACAGTGAATTGGTTCGTAATCATTTTGGGGTTAATTTCTATGATTTATCTTATCGGCCTGAATATCTCGGTGGTGGTACTTCACCTATTAATATTTCTCCTATTACTTCACAAACTCAAACAACTACTTCTGGCACATCCGACGGAACTGGAGTAGCAGAATTATCAGCAATAGGTACATCTTCATTATCAGGTCATGGCTTTACTAAATCATTTAATGAACATGGTATCGTCATGGGAATCATATCAGCCAGGGCAGATTTAACATATCAAAAAGGATTACGTAGAGAATTATCAAAATCTACAAGATATGACATATATTGGCCTTCTCTTGCACATCTCGGGAATCAGGAAATCTTAAATAAGGAAATATTCTGTGATGGTTCAGCAAATGACGACTTAGTATTTGGTTATCAGGAAAGATATGCTGAATATCGCTATAAACCTTCTCAAATATCAGGATTATTTCAATCTGATGTTACTTCATCATTGGACCCCTGGCACCTTAGCCAGGACTTTGCAACATTACCTTCATTAGGAAAAGCATTTATAGAAGAAGATGTTCCCCTTGATAGGTGTATACAATTTCCAGACGAACCACATCTTATTGTGGATACTTATATGCAACTCAAATGTGCTAGACCAATGCCGACTTTTGGTGTACCTGGCTTGATAGATCACTTCTAATGGGTATATTAAGTGGTATTGGCGCTGTTGCTTCACCTATATTGGGATTTATGGGTGTAGGCGATACAAATCAAGCAAATAGAGACATAGCATCAGCGCGTAATGTTATGGAAATACAGGAGGCTAAAAAAGCGCGTGATTTTTCATCTAAGGAAGCAGTTAGATCAAGAGAATTTAATGCTGCTCAAGCTGCTATGAATAGAAAATTTACAGAACAAATGTCTAGTAGTGCTGTATCACGACGCATGGTAGATATGAAAAAAGCTGGTGTCAATCCTATATTAGCAGGAAAATTTGACGCATCTACACCAGCCGGGAGTATGGCTACATCATCACCACCGGCAACAGCTAAAGCTAATGCACATGGATATACTGCTCAAAATAAAATGCAGGGATTATTATCAAACATGACAACAGGCTTAAGTATTCAAAAAATGATCGCTGATATTAAAAATATTAACGCGAATACTGATTTTACAAAACGAAAAACTAACTTAACCGATCCTATAAACAGAGCTATGAATATACTTGATAAAATTATCGAAGGCGGTTCTGGTAATTTAAATGATTATAAAAATAGCGCAGCAGAAATTAGGAATGAAATACTGGAATTACGTAAATATATAACAGGACAAAACGCAGAAGAAGCAGATAAAATACGAATATCGCCTGGTATTCAATTAACTAAACCTAAGAAAAAAACTAATAAACAATTAAGACGTCAAGATACATTTCATCGCGGCGTCAGGATTCAAAAATAATGTCATTTTATAAAAGAAATTCAAAAGGCGAAGTAATTCGCAATAGACAACAATTTAAAACACCCGACGATGAAGTCGTACGGGTAGAACAATCACACAAAGATGAGGTAAATATAAATAATATTGTAAAACGTCATGGAATGGATCTAATCGCAAAAACGGCTCAATTACAACAATTTACATACGATGATAATCCTAATAATGACTTTCAAGAAGTCATGAACGCTATCCTCCAGGCAGAGAAGTCGTTTAGCAGTATTCCATCAGAAATTCGTAAAAAATTTGATAATGACCCTGCTCAATTCCTGGACTTTGTACATAATAAAGATAATCAACAACAACTTGTTGAATGGGGGCTAGCTAATGCCCCCGAAACCGTATCACCCGTAGAGGTGATCGTAACAAACTCTGAGACTCCACCGGATACTCCCCCGGTAGCAGAGTAACTAAAGCCCCGAAAGGGGCTTTTTTAATGTAATTAAAAAAATAA